TGCTGCCGGGGAGTTAACTTACTTGGATATTTCACCTGCTCGCTTCGCTTCACCAATTGCTTTGCCTTCTGTGAACTTGTTGGTAATTCTCAACAGAATTGCATCAGCTTTGTCACCCTTTCCGGCCGCGTACGCACCTTTTGCCGTATCTCCAATCCATGCAAGAATCTCGTTGATTGTGATTGCTCTAGGCGTATCGTCGTCGACTTTGGGCCTGTTGCCTTCAGGTCTCGGCGCAGGTGCTTTTAGACCTTTACGCACGCAAACGTGGCCAGTAGTACCGTCGTCTAGTTTACCTCTGACTACCCGTAACACGCTTCCGTTGGGAAAGTCGGTGGTTGCAGGTTTAAACGACATCCGTTGCAAATTCATGTTGATTTTAGCGCCAATCTTCCATTGTGCCGCACTCTGAGCCGACTTGCCTTTACGCTCACGTTGCTCAATGAACTCCGGATGTATCAGCGTATCAGCGTGACCTAGCGCGTACATGTGTGCGAAAGCTTCAAGTGCATTGGGATCATTCTCATACGTGTTTCGCATTGAGTCCATGCATGTGGTTTCCGCTTCGCCAATTGCCTTGAATTCCGAATACAACCTTGTGCCAGTTTCGATTGGATCAGGTGCGTTTCTAACCACGTTAACAGACGTGCCAACGTCTATTTGCGTAACCGCATCGGATAGCTTTGTTTCGGTTTTCAATGGTTTACGTGTACCACTAGATCGCTGCGATGTTTTGCTTTGCTTAGCCATTTTAAACTCCAATGATTGCGATTCTGTTCCAACGCCAAGACGCGACAACGCGCGCTGATTCGCGTGTGGGTTACAGAATCTGATTGTGAAAGAACCACTACTCGGGTTGGAAGCTAATCCGCGTTTGTTGCTACGCGACTGTCGCTTGGTCCGTCACCCGTCGCACGCCATCGTGCGAGTTACTGCAACTACTCTTATCAGTATAGGTGGGATTCGCTGATATGCAAGCTATTACGTGAAATGGATTTAAATTGGTTTAATCGCCTATAACGAGTTATAGATTGAGTTGGTTATTTTTTAACCAATCGCTAGCTTGTTAACACAACTATCCACCGACTATCAGTTACTGTTTATTACGTTCACACTGTGAACGTTATCATCTTTTAAAAGATGATAACGGTTTACTAGTTACTTAGTAAACTAACGTAACCGTACGCGCGTACGTACGCACACGTACACGTACGCGCACACGTGCGTGAATGGTGTCCGTTGTTCTTTCCTTTCCCAGCTATACTACAACCAATAGTGAACCATTGGTGTACCAATATGTACCAGACGCTGTGCTTGTACCAATGTTGGACCATTGTGTGTACCAATGTTGTCCAGCATTGTACCAATATGTGTACCAATGTGGTCCAAATATGTACCGATTTCCTGGGGGGGCCCCCCCTAGATGCCCGCGCACTAGTACTAGTACTGACACACATGTACTAAAAACAGGATTTTAGGGGTAACGTAACCTATTGATTTTATTGGGGGAGTAAACTGCTTTGTACGCTCTTTGCTATTTTTCTCAAAACATGGTATAATATAAGCACGTAGTGCAAATAAAAATAACAATAGTTATAAATATAATAACTTAAAACATAATTACATCTATAACTAGTTATAGATGTTGTATTGTCCAAAATTTATGATTATAAATGATCCACGAGACTGTAAGTATCGTATTGCGAACGTTTGTTCGTGTTCACCGGACACGTGTGACGAAATGGAATGGTTTGAAGATGAAGAGGAGTCCGAAAGTAAAGCCAAAATCCAGAACATGAATAGTGTGTGGAACGTACAAGATATTAAACATGCCGCATAAGAAACTACGCCCGGGAGATTCGGGTTACAAATCTCCGGGAAGACCGTCAGGTTCTAAAAACATGAAAACGCTCCTTGACGAAGCGGTTCGTTCTAAATCGGAGCACATCATGATGCAACATTTTCCCAAGATAGTGGAAATTATCTGTGAAAAGGCTGCAAAAGGCGATTTGAAAGCGGCAAAAATGATAATGGATAGGGTAATCCCGGCGAGAAAGGCCATAGAGCACCACGGGACACAAGATTTTGGAAAAGACGGAATCCAAATAATCATCAACACCGTCGAAGGAGACCCGAAACCTAAATTAGTGGGTCAAAAAACAACCAACGATACGGAGAAATTAGAAAATGCCCAGTAAAATGAAATATCAGACAAGTACCGATAAATCCACGTCGTCTGGAACCAATAGCGGCGTAAAATCTCCGCGTGATTGGAAGGCTCCAGGCATCAGTCCCAGCCCCACAGCGGCTAGCGCAAAGAATAAAAGCGGAAAACCCGGCAGCAACGACTAACGTGTCGCACAGGAAATCAGAAACTATAGAGGTTGATGGTCTTTATTACAATGTAACGACATCTACCAATAAAGCTAGGGAAAAGGAGATTAGAGCTTTGGTGCGAGGTGGCAAGGGGTTTCGTACACTAGCCGCAGCTGTAGCACAGTCCAAACGGCGGAGTGACCGTGAAATACCTCCGGGATACAGAAAAAGAAACAAGACTAATTAGTGAAAGTTATCCAACTTGCTTGCGGGAACCAACATTCTTGGCGTTGCAACAAGACGTTGATTCGACATGCAAGGAGCACGCAATGAGTTCCACCACGGAACTTTCCCGCTAGTTCATTTGTAGGAGAAGCTATTATGAATTGGATTATCTTGGACGGGATGGATTGGGCTAAACAGAGATTATGTGAACCCTCCACTTGGGCAGGAATTGGTTGCGCCTTAGTGGGACTTGGAGTCGTTTGTCAAAACGAGGTGGCTATTTTTGTCGGAATGGCTGTAGGTGGCATTGCCATGTTAGTTAGGGAAAAGGGCAAGAAATAGTGCCTTTTGCAACATTATTGCCTAGTATTTTACCGTTGGTAGGGGAAGTACTAGACAGATTCTTTCCCAACAAGGAGGAGAAGGAAAAGGCAAAGCGAGAGATTGAGGCGCGTTTGTCCCAACATCTCACACAGATTGACCTTGCACAAATACAAGTCAACCGTCAAGAAGCGGTACACAGAAACATTTTTGTTGCAGGTTGGCGTCCTTTTATTGGATGGTCTTGTGGATTGGCGCTGTTCTACACCTATCTTGCTCAGCCGGTGTTGACTTTTGTATTGGTTCAACGAGGGCAGTATGTGGATCTCCCCCCCGTGGATTTGGGGGCAATGATGCCTGTTCTACTTGGAATGCTTGGATTGGGCGGTTTACGTACTTGGGAAAAGTACAAAGGTATTGCTAAGTAAGGCATGGATTATTGCAATTTAACTTCACTTTACACCCAGGCCAAGAAGAAGTTTTTAGAGATCCCTCAAGATTTAAGGTGGTGGTCGCGGGAAGACGCTGGGGCAAATCAGAACTGGCTTGTATTAACCTCTTGATTGAAGCGTTGAAACCACAAAATGAATTTGGCTACGATCTCCTTGATAAGGACGTTTTCTACGTGGCCCCCACCTTTCAACAAGCAAAAGACGCGGTGTGGCGAAAACTAAAGAAGTTGGCGGATGGTATGTACGATTCAGCATTGGAGAATACTGCCCAGTTGAGGCTTAAGAACGGCAGAGTCATTCACTTGAAAGGTTCGGATAAACCAGATACGTTAAGAGGAGTCGGTTTGTCGTTTGTGGTACTTGACGAGTTCGCCACCATGAAACCGGAAACGTGGGAAGAAATTATCCAACCCACGCTAACAGACGTTAAGGGCAAAGCCCTATTTATAGGAACCCCGGCAGGAAAGAATCACTTTTACGACCTTTGGATAGAAGCAAAAGACGAAGAAGACTGGACGTCGTTCGAATATCGATCCATTGACAACCCATTTCTCGATAGCGAGGAGGTTGAAAAGAAACGTCGCACAATGTCTCACGAGGCATTCCGCCAAGAATACGAAGCGAACTTCAGTACTGGCGGCGGCAACATGTTTCTTGAAGAGCAGATAATTACAGGCACAGAACCGGTCGAAGGCGACTGGTACCTTAGTATGGACCCAGCCGGTTATGTAGAGTCGATTGCCACCACTAAATCCAAATTGAAGCGATTTGACGAATGTGCAATCGCTTGTGTAAAAGTAGGCACAGATGGATGGTACGTAGACGATATAATCACTGGACGTTGGGGCATCAGGGAAGCATCTTTAAGACTATTAACGGCAGTTAGGAAGTACCGACCGTTGTCGGTTGGAATAGAAGGCGGATCTCTAAGGAACGCCATTTTGCCGTATTTACACGACCAGATGAAGCGGTTGAACATCTATCCCAATTTGATGGAAACCAGGCACGGCGGACAGAAAAAGATAGAACGAATTACTTGGGCGTTGCAAGGTAGAATGCAACACGGACGAATCACGTTTAACGATGGCGCATACCTAACAAAGTTTAGGGATCAATGTTTAGATTTCCCAAATCGTATGAGTCACGATGACATGTTAGACGCATTAGCATACATAGATCAGGTTGCACGAGTTGCGTATTTTGATCCCAGCGAACACGAAGAATCGTGGCAACCACTTGATCTTATTTCAGGATACTAATCCTATAACAAGGTTATAGAATATGGCAGCAACTTCAGATATTCTTGTAGACGATAACACTAATAAACCAGCTAGCATGGATGCTCAAGCTCCCACAGACACACGAAATAATGTGGCTTCGTGGATAACCGAGCGCGTGGATTCTTGGATAAGGTATCGAGATGAGAACTTCAAAGACAAGTGGAATGAATATTACAGACTCTGGCGGGGCATATGGTCTTCCAAAGACAAAACTAGAAAATCTGAGCGATCTAGAATTATCGCTCCTGCTTTGCAACAAGCCATTGAATCAACGGTTGCTGAGTTGGAGGAAGCTACATTCGGACGTGTCCGTTGGCTTGATCTTCAGGACGATAGAGCAGACTCCGATAATGAAGACATGGAGTTTCTCAATAAGCAGTTGTTGGAAGATTTTGAGATCGACGGTGTTAAATCCGCCATATCGGAAACGTACCTTAACG